TGTTCTTCCTATATTTGGGGAGCAAATAGAATTTCAATAGCGCGTATGGCAGAAGATTTGTGTATCAGTAATGGCGGCAAAGAAGAGGCGAACGATTGCGTTAAAGTAGGTATAATTGTTCAAGTCGGCTTTTTGATATTAGGGTATTTATCATTGAAAATACCAACATTATCGCAAACAACTCATTTGCAAGAGTGTTTGACAGCAGTATTAAATCAGGGAACAAGAATGACGTTCGCAAGCCTTGGAGCATTTGCAATAAGTCAGACAATGGATGTTATTTCATTTCATTGGTTAAAGAATAAGACGAACGGAAAGTATAAATGGTTAAGAAACAATGCAAGTACAATGAGCAGTCAACTTATAGATACAGTTATTTTTATAACTATAGCTTTTTACGGTGTAGTTGATAATATAATACTTATGATATTTGCTCAATACTTAATTAAATTAATTTTGGCGGCATTAGATACGCCGTTTTTTTATTTCTTCACAAGACGAAGAAAATGCAAAAATTAAGGAACGAATTATAGGGAGGTGTCTAAGGTGGCACGAGTGCCTAATGAAAAAGCAGCGAAAGCAGAGGCTATGTATCATGACGGTATGAAACTCGTGGATATAGCAAGAAAACTTGACGTGCCGCCGGGTACTGTCCGAAGATGGAAAAGTACATACCATTGGGACGGAAATCCTAAAAAAAAACAAAACGAGCGTTCGGATAATAAAAGCGAACGTTCGGAAAAAACAGAAACACGTCATAGAGGCGGTCAGATAGGTAATAACAATGCGTTAAAGAATGCAACCTATGCCAGTGAATATTGGAAGAATATCAGTGATGAGGAACGTGCAATGATGGCAGATATGCCGACAGACGAAGAATTTATGTTAATTGAAACATTGAAATTAGCTACTTTGCGAGAGCGGCGTTATATGGCATTATTGGCACGATATAATGAATTGTTGAAAAATTCGCCTGACGGAATGATTTTGAAAGAAGATATACGGGTGTTGACTAAAGAAAGTAACGCATTCGGAAAATGTGTCAGTAGCAAACAACATCAAACGGTTACGGCACAACAAACAAAGGTTGACGCAGTAGAGCAAATGCAAATAATAGAATCCGAATTGACTCGGGTGCAAAAGCTGAAAATCAAAACACTTGAAACATTATCTAAAATTCGAGCGGAAAAGGCAACGGATGGCGACAGTGAATTAATAGATGATTGGATAAAAGCAGTAGAGGGGTGTGAGGATGATGACTAAAACGCTTGAGATATTTCAAAAGCGTATCCCTCTCTACAGGAAAAATATAAAACTATTTGCATGGGAAATGTTCAAATTCATACCGGACAAATGGCAAGATGATGTGTTTTGCGATATAGTTACCGATAATCGTATTACTGTAAAATCGGGGCAGGGTGTGGGAAAGACAGCAATAACGGCAATAATCCTATTGTGGTTTCTAAGCTGTTTTTCATATCCGAGAATAGTTGCAACGGCTCCGACCAAGCAACAACTGAATGATGTATTGTGGTCCGAAGTGGCGAAGTGGCAAGAAAAATCACCTGTGCTGAAAAAGATACTGAAATGGACAAAGACGTATGTTTATATGAAAGGTCATGATAAGCGGTGGTTTGCCGTGGCAAAAACGGCAACAAAGCCTGAAAATATGCAAGGTTTTCATGAAGACAATATGTTGTTCATAGTAGATGAGGCTTCAGGTGTTGCGGACGCTATTATGGAAGCTATACTTGGTACATTGTCAGGTGAAAACAACAAGTTATTGATGTTAGGAAATCCGACAAAGACTTCTGGCGTGTTTTATGACAGTCACACGGTAGACCGAGCATTATATAAATGTCATACGGTCAATTCCGAGAATGTGGCACGAGTCAATAAAAAGAATATAGAAAACCTAAAAAAGAAATACGGCGAGGACAGTAATGTTGTTCGTGTTCGTGTATATGGTGAATTTCCAACACAAGAAGATGATGTGTTTATACCGCTTTCTATAATTGAACAGTGCAGCAGTAAGTTGTATGAACTTCCCGACAGCAATAAATCACCCAATATTATATTAGGTGTAGATATAGCTCGTTTCGGAAATGACGAAACTATTATATACCGCAACGCACAAGGAAGATTAAAAATCATGGCCGAGCGTAAAGGTCAAGACTTGATGGCGACCGCTGGTGACGTTATAAGAATATATAAAAAAACAATCAATGAGTTTCCCGAATACAGAGGAAAAATATATGTCAACATTGATGATACGGGCTTAGGCGGCGGTGTGACAGACCGACTAAAAGAAGTCAAAAAGGAACAGCAGCTATATAGATTAGCCGTTGTTCCTATTAATGCTGCTGAAAAAATTGAAACTGATACAAAGGCGGGTAAAGAGGCGGCAGAGTATTATAATAACCTTACAACGCATATGTGGGCGTGCTTGAAAGAGCTACTAGAACATAAAGAAATCGAATTAGAAGATGACGCTGATACAGTAGCACAGCTTTCAACACGAAAATATAGAATAGCTTCAAACGGAAAGCTTGAAATTGAGGGCAAAGACGAAATGAAAAAACGAGGTTTGAAATCACCCGACAGAGGAGATGCTGCTGCATTATCAGTATATCTTGGTAAGATAAAGAAATATACAGGCAGTATGCCAAATATCAGTGACGGTCTAAAAAAAGAAAGTGAATGGATGAGGTGACTGAAATATGGGTTACATGAAAGAGTTTGGTCGTGCAGGTCAAAAGCGTACAGGCGGAATTTTTTACGAAGAATTCTTACCGGAACTGCAAGGAAAAAAGGGTATAGAAACATATCGTGAAATGGCTGACAATGATGATGTAGTTGGAGCTATTTTATTTGCGGTTGATATGCTAATACGAGGTTGTTCATGGGACACTCAACCGGGCGGCAATACTCCGGCAGACGAGGAAGCGGCTGATTTTGTGTGGCAATGTATGAATGATATGACTGAAACGTGGATTGACACAATATCGGAAATATTGTCTATGTTGACATACGGATGGAGTGCACATGAAATTGTGTATAAGCGTCGAATGGGACGTAAAAAAGATATTCGTCTGAACAGTAAATATAATGACGGTCGAATAGGGTGGCAGAAGTTACCGATACGCTCACAGGAAACTTTGTACAGATGGGAATATGATGATAATGATAATCTGTTGGGATTAACGCAAATGCCACCGCCGAAGTTTGATTTAATCACAATTCCTGCGAATAAACTGTTATTATTCCGCACCAAAAGCAGCAAAGGAAACCCAGAGGGGCGAAGTATATTGCGTAATTCGTACCGTTCTTGGTACTTTAAAAAGCGAATACAAGAAATTGAAGGTATAGGAATTGAACGTGATTTAGCAGGTTTACCTGTAATGACTGCGCCTGAAGGTGTTGATATATGGGATAGTGATGATAAAAACATGGTCAGTGCAAGACGTGAAGCGGAACGATATGTTAAAAGTATACGTCGTGATTCGTTGGAGGGAGTTGTAAAACCTGAAGGGTGGAAGTTAGAGCTACTCACAAGCGGCGGCAAGCGTAATTTTGATACAAACGCTATTATTGAAAGATATGATACACGAATTGCAATGACGGTATTAGCTGATTTTATAATGTTGGGACATCAGAGTACAGGAACATATAATCTCGGCAGTGATAAGTCACAGATGTTTTCTGTGGCAATCGGTGCGTATCTTGATATGATAGCGGAAGTGTTTAACAACAAAGCTATCCCCGATTTAATAGATATGAATGGTGATACATTTAAAGATATTACGGATTATCCAAAGATAATACATGGCGAAATTGAAAATAGAAATATCAGTGAACTTGGTGACTTTATACAAAAAGTTTCGAGCGCAGGATTTATTTCACCTGATGAACAGCTTGAAGATTATCTTCGTGACGCCGCAAAGCTGCCGGAACGTGCAGATTACTCCGGTAATGGCGGAACATCACCCGAAAAGAGCGAATTCAAAGAGGAATAATATAAATATATGTTTACATTCAGAAAAGCAAAGAGAATATTTGAAAAAATACGCAAGC